TTAGTTGTATTCCTATCGGACGGTATAAAGTTAAGCTACATAGGAGTCCCAAGTTTGGTGTTGTATATCGGATAGAGAACGTACCTGATCGTTCTGAAATTCTTATCCATGCTGGTAACACTCATAAAGATACACATGGATGTATCTTATTAGGGATGCAATTTGGCAAATCAGGTAATGACTCTGCTATCCTTGCATCACGTTCAGCTTTCAATCAGTTTATGGATAAGATGGCAGGTATTTCTGAAGCTGAACTCATTGTTATTGATGCTTACGGTGGAGGTCGGGTTCACTAATGACATCTGGGGACGTTACAGAATTACGCTATTGGCTTGATATTGTCATCAAGATGGCAATAGGTGTTTTAGTATCCATGATTGGTATGGATTATCGTAGCGTTAAAAACAGCCTACGAGAACTTGAAGAGCATAAGTATATGGTGGCGGCTGAGGTGCAGGTTATTCAATCAGAACTATCCTACATTAAAGATAGACTTAATAAGATTGATGGAAAGCTAGATAAGGCTTTAGAAAAATGAAGCCGTTAATAGCGGTGTTTTTGTTGGTACTACTAGGAGCACTAGAAGTTAAAGCCGCTCCTAGCCTGTTAGGAATCTGTCATAAGAATTGGAATTGCAGCGCTACTGTAAGGCTATATGAGAAGCAGGATTCTATAGTCTTATCCTACCTTGAGCGTACATTTGGCGATAACTGTTTTTGCGTTAATAGACTCCTAAAAGACCCCAGACCTAAGATTGTACGGGTCCATGTCATGAATGGACCTTGTATGAGAAACAAGCGCTGTGGCCGTTATGAGCCATTTTATGGGTATACAATAGCATCTGCCAATAGAGACATCTTACGGGGCGGTAAGTTATTAAAGAAATATCAACTTTTACTAGAGCAGGTAAAAAAGCGGTTTACTGGAGTAAACAAACTAACGTGTTATGTCAGTCCTTGTTTGGAGTGTGACCTAAATGAACGAGCAAGAAGAGTATTGGGTAATTTGGTATCTGCTACTTTGCCTACTTGTAACCTTGTGGATAATCCTCTCAAATCCAGTTGTATCAAAGGATATACCTGTGAAAAACATGGAGATGCTCCTAGAGTCGATAGACCTTGTATAGTGGATTTGGATGGAACTGATGGCAGCAAGGTTGATATTAAAAAATGGATGGCAAAGTATAGCCATTGTGATTTACGATACTATTGGGAACCCTGGATGAACTGCATACGGGGGCAATTTGTAGACCCAAGAGAACGTAATTGTAATTATAATCAGTCTATATTTGAAGGTGCTTTATGCCGCTCATTTTTGCTTCCATCATCCGCCACTTGCTCACTCTAGCCGCTGGGTCGCTACTGACTATCGGTGTGTCTGAGTCCGATGCTCATGAGCTTGCTAAGGCTGCTGAGCCAGTTGTAGCTGGCGCAGTGTTGTATGGAGCGTCTCAGGCTTGGTCGCTCGTAGACAAGAAAAAGAAGCGTTAAAAATCGCTGTCAATTCTGTAGCGTTTGAAGCGTAGTCGGCACTCCTCTGGTGCTGGCTGCGCTTCATCTACATTAGTATTTGTAACAATATATTTAATTACATGAGGGAAAAGCTGTTGTTCTCGTGTTTGGTCTAAATGGCGTTTGAAGTACGCATTTGCTGCCTTACGAACATTATTCGCAAAGCCATCTGTATCGTACAGAGCATGACTTAAATAGGTTAAATTGAACGTAATTGGTTGTGGCTCAAATAGAAACCACCGCAACCTATCAAAGTCTGCGATAGCATTGAAATGGCTTTTGCTTTTTGGGTTTAGTTGCCAGCGACTTATATCTCGTCGATTATTGCAATTAGCGTAGTGCTGAAGCTTTTCAAAGAAGAAACAATAGTCCTTTAGTGCTCTTTCAATTACGGCTAGCCACAAGTTACGCTCTGGGAACTCCCATACGTATGGCTGTGTTTCGTCGTTGCTATACAGAGCTTTTTTTGACAAGCGCAATCCAATCTTCTAGAAACATTGTCACTAGCCAGGGTCGATTGTTTTTGCGGTGCATGACTGTTGGAGTGTTATCCCCGCAGTCTCTTGTAGCTTGGTCTATAGCCTTATCTACGTTTAGGTTCTGCACCCGCTTACATTCAATATGAAACTGGGCTAATTCGGTGCAGATTACATCAGAGTCGCCAGCGGTGCCACAAAATTGCTGGGTACGGCGAGCGGTGAAACCATGTTCTTTTAGCTTATTGGCTAGCTCTCTCTCCCCTGCTGCTCCTTTAGCTTTTGAGTTTGTCATGATTCAAGTTGTTTTATTGCAAACTTATTATGTAATGCTTTCTTTACGCGTCTCGTTACATATATTTCTTTATTAAGTTGTGTACGTTGTAATTGAATCTCTTTAAGTTCTTTAAATATTTCATGTTTTAGAGAATCTAATTCTATCTTTTTGAACATTAACTCTTTATCTTTTTTGGCCACAAATAAAGTGAGTCGTTTTAAGGCTCTTAATTTTTTACTTATGTAATTATTAGTATCGTCTATTAACGAATGAGTTCCATATCTATAACCTATTACAAACGCATCTTTAATTGCTTTAGAAGCATTTGGATCATATTTATTGATCCAATCTGATGCTTTTGTTTTTGCTTTTTGCGCTTCTATATTCCAACGTTTTTTTGATTCTAAATAATTTTCATTATCTTCATCAAAACATTCTTTAACCATTTTTATCTCTCACTAGCCAAACTTTGAAACTCTTGTAGGAACTTAGTTTCTTTTGGTGGATTATCACTAAATCGTTTGATTACATCTCTGTAAAGGTCTAAAGCACTACGGCAAACAACTAATTCAGAATCTTTCCCTGCGTGCATTGTAATCAAGAACTTGCGTCGGCGGTAGTATTTTTCGCTTAGTTCATCAGCTATAGAGCCTATGATATGATCTCTAAAGGGTTGTTTTACATGCCTTAGAGATTCCCAGAGTCGGCGCAAGGCGCGCCTATCATCAAACTCGTGATTTAGGTTGCAGGGGTGGTACTCTATAAAAACGCCATTAACAAGGAAATCACAGGTTTTATTGTGGCCTATAGGAACCTGGAATGTGGCTCCCATTTTTAATTCGTAACCATTTATATAGCGTTCTAATAAAACGCCAGCGGCATATTCACCATAGGATGCAAATGTTATTGGGCGTTCAGGAAGAGCTGGCAATCGTCTACGTTGCCGCTCTTCTCTCATTGGTTACTTCTTTTTCTTTTTAGTAACGCCTTTAATTGTACCTTTGTTTTCCGATGCGTAAAAAACAGCATCACCTTGTTTTTTACCATAAAACTTTTCCATGGCTTGACGAATCTTGAGACCTTTTTTGTTGAGTGGCATGTTTCCTCTTACGTTTATAGACTATTTCTATATTGCCGTAACGGTCTTGGGTTAGCACTCGTTTTTTTTGTTTGGTTTCCATAGATATTGAATGGCTGGAACGGTAGGAGTCGAACCTACAACCACCGGCTTAACAGGCTGGTGCTCTGCCATTGAGCTACGTTCCAATATAGTTATTCCTTTTCCTTTAGCGGCTTCGGTAATAGATGCCAATGAGTATATTCTTCAATCGGATTCCCATTATCATCTTCAATACGCCACTCCTGAACACCAGGAAATGTAATTCTAAAAACTGTTTCTATATGCGAAACAACTACTTTGTTACTTTGAGATAGCAATAATACTTGGTCGCTGCGCCCATCTTCTTTAATTGCTGGTAGTTTTTCTCTGATATCAATCCAACTCATCCTTCCTCCTTCGGCGGCTGGGGTAGGGGCATCCAGTGGGTGACCCACAGTAATCTACGCCCATCTCTGCACCATGTTTCATCGAAATAGCAAGCTTCTGACACCCCATCTGCCCAAACAATTAATACATCGCTTGCATCCTCCGGCAGCCTATCCTTCACGCTAATCCACTGCGGCGCTGCGGCTTGGTAGCCAGCTCTGTAACCTTCACAAGCACATTGATTACATCGCTCACTTGCAGGAGGTAACGTCTTCATCCACGTAATAGCTTGCTCGCCCAACTCTTGCGCTGGGTTAATAGCCTTCAATGCTGCCTCGCAGTTCTGTTGAGGTATTATCACTTTGCCGACATCAGCAAGCTGATCATTAAGTGTTTGTATCGCAACTTTACTCTTCGAAACCAACGCTCCGTATTCTTTCTCTTGCTGATCCTTTGCTGCTTTGTAGCCAGCGAGGAAAGCTTGTTTAGTCCAATAATAAGATTCGCTTTCATATCGCAAATACTCTTCTGCCAGCTCTTCAGGTGTCTTGCTCATCTTTTACCTCTCAAACGATTCCATATCCCACAGCTTATCCTGAGAGACAAACCACGCCTCTTTATAGCCTCCAGGATTGGCCCTAGTGCCTCTTTCTCTTGCCAAGTATCCTTCCAGCCAGCCAAGCAATTTAACGCTGCTACGGCTGACGTAGGTAAGAATATAGCGTCGGTCACTAGCATCATTATCTCTGTATACCAGTTTGCCATTTTCTTTACGCACTGCCCTAACCTCTACGTCATGCCCACAATCTGCTACGTTTTTAAACGTGCCATGTGTTAGCTTGTCTCGCTTGCCAAGCCACTGAGACACTTTTAGCTCTGCTAACGCTCCTACAGTGTGAATCTCTAGCGCATCGAGCAGAGTGTTTTGTTTCCATTCTCTGCAACCTAGTAACTCAGCTTCGTACTGCCTAACCTCAGCAGCTTTAACAGCTACAAGCATTTCTTTAAAATTGTAAGGCAGTGTAATCATGGTCAAAAAGGAATATCATCGTAATCAGCTTGAGTCATTGTGGTTGGTTTATTTTGCCCACTAGGAATTCCTTCTGTTGCGTGCTCTTGTCTACCATGAGCGTAATTTGCAGCCTCTTTTAGCAATTCAATTAAGGCCTCGACTTCTTCCTTGTAGTAATAACGTGACTCTTTCCATTCGCCGGATTGCTTATCCTTGTAACGCTTTTGAATTGAGAAGCTATACCCGCCATTTTTTGCGTTCCACACTGCTACAGAAACGCCCTTTGTTTTAAAATCCTGTACTGGTTTATTCATACTTTTCCTTATTTTATTGGTTATTTTTGTTACTACATCTGCAATTAAGACAATGTTTCTAGACACGCTTAAACCTTTTCTGTTATCCTGCTAAGTAAGTATACTTTCATGTATACCTCCTAGTTGGCCCCGTTGGACTTAATCGTCTGACGGGGTTTTTTCATCAATGTCGCTTGCGATTTGAATTACCCAGAGCAATCCATCGCGCTGACCTTGCTCAAATTCACTTAAAAATTCTGGTTTTTTAAAAGAGTCTAAAATGACATCTATAGACTCTAATAATTTAGCGAATTTTGATATGTTCTGTGAGCGCCTCATCGATTACATCCATGATTAGTTTGTCGTTTGCTTTTGCATGGTTCTGCAAAGATTTCAGCAAGTCCTTTCGGATGTAGGTGGTGTACCTCTGCCACCCACTTCTCACCCATTTCTCCTGTTTCCGTTTGTATGCCGGTTTTACTACCACTTTGTCTCCTATCGTTTTTTACAATTTCTACTGCTCTACGCTTTAACTGTAATTGTTTAAATCGGGGGTGCATCTGTTATATCCTCACTAATGCACTGCGTTAATTTTTCTAGTCTTATTGGCGACCGCCAGATCCCAGGCATAACTTCTTTTGCCTCACATTCAGAAAGATAGTTTTCAGCTTTTTGCCTTGGCTTTCCCTCTAATGCTTTTATGTTATAAAAGGTTGGCGTTGCTTTTCTTGGTCGATTGGGCTCTTCTGCCGTCTCACAATCAATTTCAATGCCTTCTTCATCTCCTTCTGGTTGAATCGTTTCAGTTCCAGGCAAGGTTACTGATTTTGCTTTATACCCCAATACTTCTCCCGTTCGTGTTGATACGACCGTCTCCATATTTTCTGGTGCTTCGGGCCTGGGTGCTGCAAACGACGCTGGCATCTCTTCTGCTGTATAGAGACCGCCAAGCTCGTTTATAAATGCTTCTCTGATTGCTAACGACTTAGCGCACTTACTTAGCATTATTGACGGCATTTGCTTCCATATAGGAGTTTGCTTGCCATATTCAGCTAGATAAGCCGTAGCGATTGACGGGAAGCGTCTATCCTTACGGTAAACCTTAGCTGTTGCAGCAATTAGATTACCCTTATCATCTCGCTCAAACTCTATTTCCATGCCATCAAACTGCGGATGACTATTGGCTATCTTTAGAAAGCCATTGATTCCTGTCATTAGCTGCAATCTGCCACCGGCTTTAATTGCCCAGATTTCTTTTGTTGCTGGGTTAAGTCCAGTCGCACGACACATCTCAGCAAACAGCATAAACTCAGGGTCGGTTAGCCCTGGTGCTACGGTATTGCGGAGCGTGTTAAGCATCTCTAAGTTGGTAGTTGTTGTCAGTTCTTTACTCATTATCAAATACCTCCGGTGTTGCGTTATAAATTGCCTCGTCAATGTCTTCTAGCAATGATTCGTTATCCTGCTGACACTCAACAGACAAATCATTCCAGCCCTGTAACGGGTCAAACACTAGGCGACCATCATCTAAGCGTGATGCTTTTACGTCAAAAACGTGGCCATTGTCGTGTTGTAGTCGATAAAGCGGAAATGCTATCGAAATAAGTTTCACTCTCATTTTTTTCCTCCCTAGTTAGTTCGGTGTGTACAGTATCAGTATACAGTCGAGAGCGCTAGTACCTTTTTTGCATATTTTTGACCCTCGCTGCATTTAACTCGCCCACAGTTGTAAACGGTTAGTGCTCTGCGTAAGTCGCCATGCTGATCTAGCTCCTCTCGTAGTATCTGAGCCCCACATCGTAAGTTGATTGTTGCATCCCATAAATGATCGGCGTCAGGTAGTCCGCATCGCCTAGCATTAAATGGCATGATCTGGGCTATACCCCTAGCACCGACTCGTGAGACGGCTTTAGGATTATAGGCACTTTCGACTCTAACTAAAGCTTTGAGTACCTTACGCGATAGCCCATAAGCATCTGCTGCTCGCTCTACTTCTGCCTCCAGTAAGCCCCTAGATGCCTCAATAGGACGCTTTAGCAAGCGTGCTTGATGGTAGACTAGGGTCTCTGGAAGAGATGTATAGCAAGCCAATAGAACGAGTGCGGCGCATAACCAGCCGCCGCATGAATCCTCGTTACTCACTTGCGCCTTCCTACGGTTGCGGACACTGCTTCGGTTGGGTCATCACCTAAAACGTAGACTCTGACACCGATGACACAAGTGACTACACCAACGAAAAACGCCACATGCAACACAGTGACAGCGATACCCGTAGGCGTGAAAAGTAGTTCTTTTATCTTTGTCATATAGCTCCCCTTATTTTAAGTTTTCCACAGGTTGTGAACAGTCGGCCCAAAGATAGCATTTGAGCGGGACATTATGAGTTTTCTGTGATTCTTGTTTCTCGTCTACACGAGTTACCCACAGCTTTCCCCCAGCTTCAATGCCCGTACAACCCACAAAGTGTACTAAACAACAAGCTACGAGAGCTAAGTAGCTAAAATAGAACAATGCTTTCATGTTTTTTTCTCCTAGTTTTGCTCAATCGTCATTGATAGAGCATCCCGAACAGTGTGCTTGACACTGTTCAGTGTGCTTTACCAACCCGCCATGCCTTCCAGGTCTAAACCACGCATTGGTTGTCCCATTCCATCGTTTGGTACTATTCGCTGAACTGTTTCCTCTCCTGTTAGGTCACGATCAAATAAGTTACGTTTTGGTCGCGTAGTGGTCACAATGCTGTAGCCCCTACCCCATGGTCCTCTATCTTGTGGCACTGGTAGCACCGGCTGAACTGGTAGCCCGTAGGATGGTGCTACTTGTTGCGGTGGGAGTGGCTGCAAGCCCATTGACTGCCGCAAGGCGTCCAATGCTGGGTTACCAGACTGAGCCAAGGCTACGCCTGGCATAAATGCTAATGCAATGATGTATTTTTTCATGGTGTTTTTCCTATACTTCCTCATTTGGTGGTGTGTTTTTCCATTGTTTTAAGCCTTCTATAGTATCAGGCAAGGGCTCCGCATCCTCTTTCAAGTAGCAGTTGGCACCCAAAAACCCAATGCCATGATAGCCTTCCCGTAACCATTTCTGATCCCAAGTCACAGGTGGCTTACCTACTTTTTTATAGTGAGCGAGCAACCCAAGCCTCAGTTCTTTATAGTCTTTAAAGCATAGCCAGACCGCTTCCGGCTGATTATCTCCGACTGTGTTTAACTCTATAAATGCCTGTACTTTTTCTTCTGTTGTCATATTAGTTAAACCAACGGTTACAGATGCCACGACCTAATTCAGCGCGTACCCATTTCTGTATTTTTTCGCGTGTATCGTAACCTTGTTCTCTAAGGTAATCCCATAGAGCAGTGGCCAATACGCGACAAGCTGCGGCCCTGTATTCCGTTGGGAAGTATTGACCCGTACAGTAATCAAAATAGCCTCTATCAGCATTATAACTAAGGCGACCGCACTTACAGGCAGACAAGATAGCATCAGCGCTAATATCTCTAGTTGCTACTGCTAATAGTAACGCCCTAGCATCTTTACCATCCTTAGCTATTTCGTAGCGTTCTGAGTTAAACGCCTTTCGACCCTCAGCATCGGACCAGGAATTATAATAGTTGCGCCAGTCGATACCACTACGTTGATTGATGTGCTTTTCTAAGGCTTGTAATACTTGGTTTTTCATATATTCCTTACTCTGGCTTAATTGCCATGTCTAACAGTACCCTATTTGATGCCCTGTGTACAGTATATAGTTTCGGATTGTTGATAATTTTCTTGAGGGAATTATTGTCGAGGGGTATAACTAGCGGAACGGAAAAACAAAACGCCCCATACCGGTCAAAGTAATAGGGCGTTTTTAAAGGAATCAATATGCTCAAAGTATCAAAACGATCCCATTTCATCAAGTCATTTGAACATTTACTGACGGGCAAGCTCACTGCTAGAGAGGTGCTGATCTATGGCATCATCCACCAATTTGAGACTAACGGCACACCCTGTTTTATATCGCGTCAAGAATTAGCGAAACGCATTAATGAGTCTGAGGCTACAGCGGAAAGAGCGCTCCAGATACTAATTCAAGAGGGCTACGTCGTAGCCCGTCGAGAAGGTCGTAAAAGGTACTTATCCACAGGTTATCCACAGAAACGTGATCTGTATCAACTTGATACAAATCAAACGCCTGATCTGTATCAGAATGATACTCAATCTGTATCAAAACAGGGGTCTGATCTGTATCAACTTGATACACTAACTAGATCAATAACTAGATCAATTAATAAGACTAAAGAACTAGATCTATTTAAAGATATTAAATCTAATAAAGGTTACATAATGGAATGGGATGAAGGAAAGAAAGCTATGGTTAGGCGTAAGGCTGATTAAAGGCCTCTAGAATGCCCAAGGTTAAACGATAATGGGGCGGGGTAGGGATACCCCTAGGCTACAAGGGAAAATGCAACCTAGGGGGTTTTAGGGGTCACACACTGAAAGGTCTGGTAATAATCTCTTTACAATTTTTAGAAAGATAGCTTTCTCCTTCGGGGATTACCCAGTAACCAACTACAGTGTCAAAACAAGGGTCTTTCAATCCTCTTGTTTCGTAGCCAGTGACAAGGTGAAGCGAACCATCTTCACACCAGACACGAGTGCAGCTTTTTAATTTACCGCTACGTTGTAAATCGGATCTTAATGCAGCCACTATCGGTGAACCATGTATTTTTGTCGGTTTCATATATCCTACCTCGTTACTAAACAGATTATACCTACAATGCCGCTAAC